TCCGGAGACCTGGAGCACGGAGGCCCCGTCACCGATCAGGGGGAACTCGCCGGACAGGCTGATCTGGACTTTGTGGAACGTGTACCGGAACCGGGGACCCTGGTCATCTTTATCCGTGACAAAAATGATTTTCTTCTCCACCGATCCGGCAGACATGCCGTGCAGATAATCGATGTCCACGGCTTCATGGTCGTATGACACCACGTCCGTGCCGGTCATGTCCCCGGTGGACAGCTGGCGGACATAGCCGTAATCCGGATCAATGGTGTAATCGGTGCCCTGGGCGCGCCGCACGTCTCCGGCAGCGGATGTGATACACACATCTTCCTCGGTTTCAATGCCGGTGGGCGTGATATAATTGGTGTCCGCGGTCTCTTCAATTGCCTCGCCCGTCTGAAACGTGCCGGACACATTGATCAATACCACATGGCCGGTGCCAACAAACGCGACCTTGCCGGTGGCTCCGGATAAAGCGCCGGTCACCTCATCCCCCACAGCCAGCACCCCGGTAATAGTGCCGGTGATCTTGGTGACAAACACGTTGACCTTGCCCAGATCCACATACAGATCATCGACAAAAGTTTTTTCTTCCTGGAACACGCCGGCGGCCGCCTGGTTGGCTGCCACGATCGCAGATCCCAGCAGCACCATTTGCAGGTTGTTGTTGGACATTTCTCTCAGGCCAAAGGACAGGGAGGCGTTGCGCTCGGTCTCGCGCTCGATGATGGTCCCCCTGGCCGCGTTCCGGGTGGACTGGAGCGTCTCGGTGGATACCTCCACGTTGAAGTTGATGCCGTCCAGCTCGCCCAGGTCGTCAAAGGACGCGCCGGCCACGGCCCCGGCATATGCCCGGCCGGTGCCGTTGAACCGAATGTTTGCGGGGTTGGAAGTCAGATTTGACATAGTGATACTCCTTTTCAGTGATTATACCGGCATTGCCCGCCGGGTGGTTTTAAGCGTTGTGATGGGTATGACTGAACCGCTGATGAACAGCGGGAAAAAACTGGCGGATCCGGATTCTGCCCGGGTGGTTACGCTGCCGATACCGGCCCGGTAAATGGCGTTTTCCGCCAGCTCCCGGAGGGTCTCGGCCTGGCAGAACCCGGTCATGGTCTTTGTGTTGCCGGATTCCACAATTTCTTCATTGACCACACCGACCCCGATTTCCAGTTCCCAGGCCAGATCCCGGTGTGAGTCTCCCCGGACCTGGCTAAGGCCGGTCACGACAATGGCCGGGTAATCAGTGGAAGGATCCGGCGGCTGGCGTTCATCCACATCGATGAACACCGTGTGGGATTTCCCGAAATGCTCCACGCACCAGGCGGTGACAGCCGCGTCATCGGCAAGGGCGGTCCGGATCTGCTCGATCAGCTGCAGGGACGTGGTCATTATTTTTCTTTTGCCTCCATGTACCGCCGGATGGCGGCCAGAAATTTCTTTTCAATGTTCTTCGGGATATTGTCCTTTTCCATCCGGAACACCGGCTCGATGACCGGCCTGGCCGGGGTTTCCAAAGTGGTGGTGGTTTTTTTGATGGGAACTCCCATGGCAAACAGCATCTTGCGCATCCGGGGCGTGATTTTAGTTTTTTCCCCTTTGGCATGCAACCGGGCCAGGCTCAGCATCCGGTCAGACACGCCGCGGTCACGGATAAATCCGATGCTGACCGCTTCCAGGTCCTTGTCGTATTCATACCGCACGGCCCCGGCCAGCTTGGACAATGGACCACCTTTCCGTTTTATCCGGAATTTACCCCCGCCTGGTTGATTTACCCAATACTCTCTTACCCGGCGCTTGCTGCCTTTTTCGCCTTTCCAGACCATCCGATAGTTTTTGACCCATCCGCGTTTCTGCGCTGCAAGCCTGGGTGTTTTTCTGTGTAAGTCCTGCCATTTTGCGTTCTTCGGACCTCCCGCCTGGATCGCGTCTTTGATCAGTTCTCTCAGCCGCCATCCCTCCGATTTCAGGGCCGATGCTGTGGCCCGGTCCGCAAACTGCGGGAACGCCTTGATCAGGGCCTCCATGTTTTCAATGGCCAGCTCGCCCCGTTCGTCCATGTAGATCTCAAGCATGGGTCAGCGCTCCCATATATCCGTGATGGTCCACGTCTCACCATCGATTGTGAATGTGTCCCGGTATCCCGGGGAAGGGATCTGGTCTTTTCTGACCTCCACCAGGGCGGTTTCTCTGACCCGTCCCCGGTCAAAGTCCGGCCGCACACCCTTGGCGCACATCAACCGCCAGACATAGCCGTCACTTTCCTTGCCTTCGTCCATGCTGCCGGTACCGCCGTAATCCACAATGGCCTGCACGGCCACGGCCTCCCCGCCGGAAGCGGGGGTATATACGACTGACTCGGCAAATTCATCTGTGTTGAAAAACACATCCAGGTCGAGTTGCACCTGTTCTTTAAATGTGGTCATGACACCTCTTTTTTATGGCTTAATACAGCCAGCACACTTCCTGTGGATTTCTGCCCGCGCTGCTGCCGGCATGTAAAAAAGTGTGCCCTATCCCTATTCGCCGGAACCCCGCTTTCATCAGGGCCTCTAAAATCAAAAACCGGTGCCGGCTGCCAGGCACAAAAATATCTGTCCCCTCCCCGGTAAGGTGGTCGCTTCTGAAAGATCCGCCCTCGTGTTTGTTCCATGGAGCGCAGCGTGATCCGCTGATGATGTCAAACTTTATACCGCGCTTGTCCACCATCATTCTGGCAGCATACAGCCGGTCCATGTGTTCTTTAGTCATGTTCTGTAGCCCGCATTTATGGGTGCAGTTGCATTCAAATTCATGGGGCTGTAGATATGGAAAATAATCGGCCCAGTTTATGGAGATGCTGTTTGTCATACCCCCGCCTTGACCAGATTCAATCTATACGCGGCCGTTTCATGCACAATCTCGATCACGGCCCGCACTACCACCAGGTGCATGTCGGGAATCAGCCCAACCAGGCGGGCCTCGATGTTCACCTGGACCAATGCGGCCAGATCCAGCACCGCTGCCTTTTCCATGGGAGACAGTTGGAGGGTGTCGATCTGATCATTGAGTGCGGACTCCAGGTCCTTGAGCTGGACCGGCTCCCCGCCGTCCATGATCGCCAGCAAAGCCTTGGTCACGGCATACGCCGGCACCACAGTTTCCGGCCGTGCCGACATGGACACACCCACAGCCGCCCGGATGGTAGCGGCTTCCACCTGATCCACCTGGCCGTCTCCCACACTGGAAGTGACGCACCCGGTCACCATCATGGCAAACACGATTAGCACCAGCAAAAACGTCAATATGTCCATCAATTTGTTTTTCATATCACTGTCCTTTCAATAATTATAAACGCCCACACCCAGCCAGGCGCCGACCCGGACCCCGGCATATCCGGCCCAGGCCGTGATCAACCAGGAGGTCCGCCGAACATCTTTCCGGAATTCCTGATCCGCGAACAACCGCTCCGCCGGAGTTTTTGCCAGTCGGCATCGCCAGTCATGCCGGAAAAAGGCAATCGGGTGCCGGTGCCTTGGGAAAAACCCCTGAAATATCCATGGCACGCTGCTGCCGTCCGATTCAAACCCGGCCGGGATCAGCCCCATAGTGCCGTCCATTTTGCGATACGGCATCGGGATTGTCAGCGCCCGGTGCAGGGGTTTGTCCGGCACCGTCCGCATAAATACAATCAGACCGCTGGCTGTCATCAGTCACCTGACCTTTCATTCAGGATTCGCTCCCGCTGATCCGGAGACAAATTCATGTGTGCCACCATAGACCGCAACATCCGGAACAGCATGCTGTTTTTCGCGTCCACAGATTCCTGAAACCGCTCCTGCCCGGACCTCAACTCATCGATCTTGGCAATGAGCTGAGAACTCATCTGGCAGTCACTGGCATGCCGGGCCGCGCACTCGGACTGAGTGACCCACCGGCCCCCGGTCAGCATCCGGATCACGACCCCGGCGATCACCGCCCCCAGGGCAGTGAACAAGCCGGACATCAGCGTGAGTTCGAGTGTGGAAAACTGCATCAGATCACCACCTTTAATCCGCTGCTGTCAAAGTTATTGCTCCGGCGGCGTGCCCCTGGCCGGAAACATACCAATTCGTGCCATCGCTCACGACCTCAACCCAGTCCCCCACCACGGCAACACCGTCAGCAAAGGTAATGGTGTCTTCGTCAGCTGCGGGCACCGATGCCCCGTTGACCACAGCAAGCCCATAAATTTTATTTTCAAGGGAATTTCCGGTAATAACCGTATAGTCCGCGCTGGCCGGGGCCGCTTTGACAATGAACTTAAAACGGGTCCCGGCCGAAACAGTAGACAGCGCAGGCAGGGTAGTCACAAACTCGGTATCTGAGTTCAGCCAGATCACCTTGCCGGATTCTGAAGCGGTCAATATGTTGGTCGCCGTAGTGTCCTCGGCCGGCAGCAAAAAGTTTGAGAGTGTCGGGCCGGAAATCGTCGGAGAAGTGAGCGTCTTATTTGTCATGATCTGCGTGGCATCTTCGGTGACAACCTGGTCGTTTGTGCTCAGCGTCGGATGTTCCAGGTAATAGTCAGATTTCTCGCCGTCAGAGTAAGAGTACCACTTCGGCGTGGCAATACCGTAGGGCCGGACAGACACAGTGTCCGCCCAGGCAGAGGCCGCCATGGCAAATATCACCAGCAGGACTATGGAGATGATTCTGTTTTTTTTCATTTTAACCCTCTTCTTTTTTTTAAATCATCCGGGGAATCTCTCCCCCGGATGTTGGTCAGTTACCAAAAACTCTGATTATTCGTCAGCAGGGGAATCTGTCCCGCTCAGGGACTGCACCACATGCACATAATCAGTCGCGCCAACTTCACAATCCCATGAGATCCGCGCCTGGAATGCAATGTCGCGATCCAGATATGCCTGAGTGTTCTGCCCCAGGGTCACGTAGGTGAATCTGAGTTTCCATTTGCGCATGAACTGTTTTTTGAAAATGCCGTAATACCAGGCGGAAGTGGACAGGTCGTCCAGCTTCGGGGATGACAGCAATCTTTCGGGCGGAATGTGCCACCGGCCGCCCGGGCCCCAGTTCGATTTTTCATTTTCAACGCCGGGCACATACTCGGAATTCAGGAGCTTTGAGGCGGTACCAACCAGGGCATCCGGCACCAGCAGAACCCGCTCGGAATACGGAATGCTGATCCGTTTGCCACGGCTGTTCAGCATTGCGGCCAGCAGGGCGCGAACGGCTTCCAAGTCTGTTTCATCAACGAGCGCATTGGAGGTCTTTCGTGTTCCGCTCGGTGCTCTGGTGCCGGGCTTTTTCGCCGTGGAGCTGTAAAGCGCGGTGCCGCTGCCTTCCGGCCGGTACACATAAGGCTCGGATGGGGATGCCTTGGATCCGTGATAGTCAGTGACACGCATCAGGGTCAGCTCTTCGACGTAATCAGAAGCGATCTCAGCCAGGGCGTTGACTTTCATGATGAAGTTCGGCGCATCGTTTTCCCGGAGCATTTCAGTGGTCAGGGTGAGTTTCCGCCCGTTTTTCCGGTGCCGGATCTCTACCGTTTCTTCGCTGGCACCGATTTCAGGGAACTGCTCGGTTTCTTTGACCTCATCGATGTTTTTGTCATCGGTATGCACCGCCGCAATACTGGTCACCTTTTTGTTGTCATCGAAATCAGTAACCAGCTGCTCGCCGATGGTCGGGATGGAAGCATACTTGTCGTTGATCATCTTGACAACGGCCGTGCCGGTCAGCACCGGCATGGCGCTGGTGGTGATGGCACGCTGTCCGTTCGGTGCCAGCTCATCCGCCACGGTTACAGGCACTTCGATGCCGGAAAAGTTTCTGAAAAACTCCCGGGAGTCGGACAGCATGTCGCTGAGTGTCAGCTTGCCTTCGTTGATCATTGTTTCGGCTTTTCTCATGAAGCCAACCGGGTCTGTTTTGGCGGCCTGTGCCAGGTCATACATGCTCAGACCCCGCCCGTAGGAGATGCCGCTTTTAATCAAAACCTTATTCATTTTTAAAATCCTTTCGATTTTATTTTTTATTCTCAGTCATCAGGCAGCACCCGATTAAGATTCAATTGTGATGTCAGCCTCGACGCCAGATTGACTCGCATAAGCCAGCCAGTCGGTGCCGTCCCATACCCAATGGATAAAATCGCCTTCATCGGTTATGGATGCGGACTTCCCGGCCGCCTGTGCAGCGCCCTTAATAATAACCTTTGCCGTATCGGGTTTCGGATCGAAAACAAACGCCTGTGCCGCAGCACCAACCTGGACAAAATTCCAGCCAACCGGCACAACGGATGTCGGGGCCGTGAGGGTCACGGATCCGGATGCGCCCTTGTTGGTGATGATCGCGCCATTATCTTCAAGAGTCAGGGTATACGCAGCGGTTTTGGCCATGACTTTTTTAAGGTTCTTCTGCAGTACGTTTTTGCAAAAGTAAGAAAATTCCGGATGGAACACACACTGGACATGGGCCTTACTGGTCAGGGTGGTGCCGATCTGCGGCACATTGTCGGTTCCGACAGACATGGCCACAGCATTGCCGTCCACATCCCGGGTCAGCTGCTGGCTCTGATCGGCAGTCAATGCCAGGCCGTCGCCATATGCCACAGCGGCGGCGGCGGCCATGGCAAATTCAAAGACATCACCCTCGCGGAGCATAAAGCAGGGCACGTACCGGGCCGGATCGGCTTCTTTCTGTTCTTCTTTGGCGATCACCAGGCTGTATGCCTGATCTGCAGCGGCGTCCACTGCGGTTATTTCACCTGCGTTTTCGTTGTATGTCAGGATTTCGCCCATCTTGAAGGTTCTGGTGCTGCCGGCAGCCGCCTTCATCGGCATAATCAGCGGAGCGTCGTCGCCGCAAATGTTTTTCACGAACGGATATTTATTTGTTCCCATTTTTCTATCCCTTTATCTTTAGGTTCAATGCTTTACGTTAACAAGCTGATCATGCCCGGAACGCGCCGGAAAACAGATCGTCCGGAATCTCTTCAACCTTGCGGTACTGCTGCTGATCGGTCCGCCTGTTATGCTGATCGTCTCCTGCCGAATGTTTGTGTCTGGCGTCCGGATCCTTGACGGCTTCGTCGTTGATGAAGGTCAGCATCTCAATGTGGGACCGGCCCTCAAGCGCCATGTCAAACACCTTGGATTTGCAGGCATCAGACACAGCAGATGCCCGGCTGGACAGATCAGACAGGGTGTCCCGGTCCACCTGAATTTTCGGGGTTGACTCTTCCTTGACAATGTTGCGGACGGACGCGGCCATTTCTTCGGCTGTCATAGGCTTCGGAATATTGGCAACAGCGTCGGCAACTGTGGTTTTGATCAGTTCTCTGATTTCGTTCTCATTCATTTTGTTTTCCTCATTTTTGATGGTTTGTAAGTCTATATTTTCAACCAGCGACCGTCCAAATCCGACTGTATGATCTGCTGGTATTGGTGTCAGTGTTATTTCGTGCGGTCGCCACCGGGTGGCAATGATTGCCGGGCCGGCGTATTCTCTCTTTGTTTCCGGATCTATCCAGGTATCGGACTCTTTATCCAACCGGATGCCCTTTTCGATCATGTATCCGGCAGAAATCCCTCGCAGGCTTCCAGATTTGATTTTATTTATGGCCATATTGCCGTTTTCATCATCATCGAACCTGATTACTGCCATGCCTCTGCGACCCTCGTTCCATGACTTTTCAACGGTCCCGACTATATCCGCCATGTCTCCGCCATGTTTTCGAAGTACTGAACCAACGGTGTTGAGATATTCAAAATCAACATTGTTTTCACCGTGGAGCAATACCTCCTGGCCGTAACACCTGCGGGTTACGGGGTGCTCGGAAGAAAAAGAAACCGTCATTGTCCTGTTTTTCTCATCGATATTTTCCGGCTTTACTCCGACCGCTCTGAAAAATAGCTCATTCATCGTCGTCATCCTTTGCTGCTGTCATTGCTCTGACCTGTTTTTCATCAAACATTTTGATGTCATATTTTTCTTCCAGATCCCTGATCCGTCGTTTTTCCCTGGCCCGGCGCTCCAGCTTAACTTCCGGATCTTCGCCCTGGGCACGGATGATGTCAGATATATTTTCCGTGCCCAGGTTGACTTCCGTTTCTTTTCCGGATGCTTCTTTTGCGGGGTCAACCCACTGCCACCCAGGGGTGATCCAAGAGTGTTGCAGCCAGTCATATTTACGGCTAAAAAACGACGGGGCCTGTATCAGTCCTTTCAACAAAAACCAGCGGAACACATTGTCGTACACATGCCAGCACAAATTGTTGACCAGGAAACGCTGCCGCTCCCGACATGTGGCGTAAAACTGTAAAAGAACAGTCCTCGCGTTGCTGTAGTTCATGCCCTTCCAGTTTTGCAAAAAGACTTCAGGGGGGATATCCATGGCGTTTGCCGGACCGCGCCATATCTGATTAATGAATGATTCAAACTGACCTCCAGGGCGTTCCGGGCGGTGGACGTCCAGCTCTTCCCCGGGGAACAGGTATTTGATTTCGTTTGGGGCAAACTCATGGATCCGGTCGTATTTGTCGTTGTTGCTGGGCGTGTTGCTCAGGCTGTCCCATCCGCCCGGGTCATCTGTTTTGACAGTTCCAAACAGACAGGCATCTTCGAGCGCGGCCAGCTTCTCTGCCTCCATGTACCGGTCCGCGTCCTGGATGTCTTTGAGTGCGGATGCCATCAATGAAACCGCGCGGGTTTGTTCTGGCCGGATCGGGTTGAATAGAAACATTACTTTTTTGGTGCCGTTCGGATTGTAAGCCGGAACTTCCTCAAAGTTCTGATTGTTGAATACGGCTGACATGGTGTTTCCCGGGTGATCCTTGAGGATAAAATAAGCGGCCGGGGCACCCTCTGCGTCAAACCGGATGCCGTTTTCTACCTGGGGGTTTCCGATCTCCTCGGGCGGGGTCTGGAGTCGGTCTGACTCCAGCACTTCCAGGCAATACGGAATAATGCGATCCACCCGGCTGCTAACCCTACCGATGACAATGGCTTCGTTGTCTCGGGCCAGGGCGTGTTCAACGATTCCCTGAATACCATCTGATCCATAAAACGGCAGCATCAGGCGCTTGTCCGCTTCCCTGTTCCAGACATTGAACAGCTTTTCAACTTTGTGGTTTGCGACCTCTGCCTGGTCTTTCGTGATTTTTGGGATTTCTTTACTACTTGGATCATCGCCCGTAATCTCAGCGTTCAGGCGAATGCCATGGCCCACCACGTTTTTTTTCAGCCGGCGGAACGGTCCGGACACATTGCCGTTTTCAAGTTCATACCGCCTGATCTGCTCGCGCAAGCCCACAATGTTGTCAGCAACTTCGGAGTTGATGTTCTGGGAGGTGGAACTCATCCGGAACCGCTGCCGTTCGCCGGACACGGCATCGAGGGACCGGAATTTTTCAAGGCGTGCAAGGCGGGCGCGCGCTATGCTGCGTTTCAGTGCCCATTCCGGAAACATGCGGCCAAGGAGATTCAACGGAACCTCCTGTATCGGCCGAACGAGCTGCGCGGGCCTGATTCTTTGGCGGCCAGAACGCTGACCTCTTTGTACAGAGACATGAGCTCTTCGTAGCTGCGGTACTTCATCGTTCTGCCGCCGATCTGATATTCACCAGTACACGGAGATCCGGCCACGCTGTCCGCGATGGCATCAAGAATGGCAATTTTCAGTGCAGAAAATGTAGTGAACCCCGCCATCAACGACCACCTTTTTTCACTTCAAACCGATGTCCGCATTCACGGCACCTGCGGAGCTGGTAGTCTCCTCGCCGAATCATGGTGGCCGTCGGGAAAGCCTTACATGCCGGACACGCGATGTTTTTACTCGGCCGGATAGTTCTGATCACGCGGTCGGTGACTGGTTCTGATTTAGTGGTGTTTGATTGGACGGGTTCAGGGGCGGGTGACTTGACGGCTTTTTTTACATCAGTCCGGGTTTCATTTTTCGTCGCCTTTTTCTTTTCAGGTTGCTTTTTTTCTGATTTCTTTGGGGCCATAATATGTCTCCAATTTAAATTGAGATCATTATACCCCCGGTTTTTTCATGATTTTGCTATTTCCCGGTATTTCCCGTTAGAATGGTATTATTTCCCGTTAGAATGGTATTATTTGTGGTTGACAGGGTTATTTTTTTATGACTTCGACGGCCTTTTTTTTCTTGTAGCAGTTCTCATACATCCAGTCCTCGATGGCATCAGTCGATGAGTACCACGAGCCCAAAAACTTGCGGGCGGGAAAACCAACCTCAACGACCATTTTTTTGATGGTCTGTTCAGAGATACCGGTGTATTCCACGATTTCTGAAATCTGAACGAGCAGCTTGTCTGATTTTTTAATGGTCATCGCTTAAACCAGTCCTTTTTTTTCGGTAAAGCGTTTTGGTTTGGCTTTGATTCCGACGCCTTCGATTCTCTGCCAGGCTGTTTTTTTGCAAACAAATTCACCCCACCCCCCGGCCATTCTGGTTCTGCCAGAGCCAGACACCCGCACTCGCAGTCGAACAGGTCGTTTCTGGCACTGATCTTGACCCACATCTCGTTTCCCTGCGGATCTGTCTGTTTTTCTTCCGCCAGGATGTGTTTTGCATATTCATCGTCTGTGTTCTTGTGGAGATAGGCTGCATGGTATGATTCGCCATCTATCGCCTGATTCAGCCGATAGATAAACTTGTCTTTCAGTTTTTGGGTGTCCAGCCGGATCAGCTGCAACCCGCCCTGCAATGATTTGCCGGACGGTGTGCTGTCCATTGGCTTCATCACCTGCAAGATTGACGGCAAGGGGGTATTGCTGCCCTTTGTCCCGAACACCCGGCACCCCCGGCCGGTGCCGTTTTTTCTCAACCAGAAATAAGTTTCTTCCGTCATGGACATATCTTCCCATTTTTCTGTCCCGCCTGTATCAACCGCCGCCCGGCCGATCCTGAAAAATTTCTCGCCGTCACCATCAACAGGATACTGTGTTACAAACAAAAGCGTCTCCACATCCTCCCAGCTGGTCAGATATCCATGATGGATATTCCAGGACCGGTAATCAGCGGCAAATGCCCGCACCACAAACCAGAACCCATGTTTCTGCACGTCCACATAACATACCAGGGCCACCGCCTCAGTTGGCACCAGCTGCGGCGGCAGGTCGCACCTGGCGGACAGAATTTTTTCAACAGAATCGGCTTTCTGGCGGACCACCCGCTTGAACGGCTCGGCCAGGGTGGAGTTGATAAAACCCTGCAGGGACCGGACATGTTGCGCACCAAATAGCTTCCAGATCGACACCCATTCTGACACCAGCTTTTCCAGCTTGCCAGAATCAAAAAGAGAATAAATCCGGTTGACATGGTGCCCCGTCTTTCGCTCTTTGCCGGTCGCCTCTGTTCTCGGCACTTCCTTCCCGGCCTGAACGGCTTTGTTTTTCTGCCAGGTGTCCCACAGCTGCCCGCACTCTCCGCACCTGTACCGGGCTGTTTCTTGTATTTGGTCGAGCGTTGCTTTTCTGCCACCATCCCACACCACGCCGCCGATCTGATGCAGCTCGCCATCATCGCCCCGGTACTTTCCATCCGTAAAACCATGGCAATATTCCGAACTCCACCGCAACGGCTGGAACTGGCCGCAATAGGGACAGGGCACATGCCAGTCATAGATCACATCTGACTGCTCCAGAAGGGTCATAATGTTGCCTTCTGGGGTGGTCGGAGTGCTGGTAAAAATGTGTTTAAAATATCCGTCCGGGTATGATACGGTCCGCTCCCGGGCCAGGGAGATTGCTCCGGCCTCCTTGCTCTGTTTGCCGTACCCGGGCTTGTCTACTTCGTCACAGATTACGATCCGTTCCGGCTTTGTAGCCAGCTTCGCAACAGATGACGCCCAGGCCAGATCCACATGACCCCCGTTGTGTGTTCCGATCTCGCCTTTGTTGAAAGTTTTTTTGTCGTAAAGGTAAGACAGGGCCGCACTGTCCTTGAACATCGGGGCGATCTTTTCTTCCGAAATAAAATAAGCGGTGTCTTCATCAGCCAACACAATCATGATGGACGATGGGTCCTGATGGAGATAGTACCCGGTGACGTTTTCCACGATGGCGACGGTCTTTCCGGACTGAGCCGGGCCGACCACCACCACCTGATCAATATCAGGTGAACAGCACCGGTCCATGATCGGCCCCCAGTATGGTGTCATCTCCAGAGAATACAGGCCGGTGATAGCGGATAGCTTGCCAAGCTCTCGGTATTTACAGGCCCATTGGGAAATGGTCAGGCGTTCGGGCGGTTTGGCGGCGGCCAGTTCTTCGGGGTACCATGCGAATTTCATTTATTTCTTCCGCTTCGGTTTTTTCACTGCCGGCGTAAACTTCCCGGTCCGGCTGAACTTGTCGCACAAGCTCCACGCCTCGCTGTAGATGATCGACTGTATCTCCTTGTCGGTCTTTCCAGCCAGCAGCGGAGACAACCGCATAGACCAGCCCAGTATCCCGCCGAAAATTTCAGACACGCGCCAGGCCCAGGCTTTTTTGAAATTTTCGACCGGCATCACCTTTCCTTCAGCCAGGTCCGCCTTGACGGTTTCGTTTCTGGCCTTGGCCTGCCAGTATTTGGATTTGGCGTCCTGGACTTCCTGGTCATCGTCCTCAGCCCGGTACACATTTTCGAGCCACCACTGAATCACCAGTTTCAAATCCCATTTTCCATGTCCGGCCCTGGGGCATCCGCGATCAGCCCATTTTCGGACAGCCCGGTCTGTGATTGAGAAGAGGTCAGCGACCTGGTTTGTTGTGACTATCATGCAATACTCCCAAAATGTTTCACGGGGTAAACGGAACTTGGAAAAAAAATGTTCACGTGTTGAAAGATCTTGCCTTTGTGACCCCTACTGATTTTTCTCCCAGGAAGGACCCATTGAATGTTTTTGGTCCAGGGCAGCACCATTTCCGAATTTGTCATGGCACCTGTCATGGCTGACGCCTGGCCGCCGGCTGGGGTATGTTATAACGTCCTGAGACGCCAAGGAGGTCCCCCTCACCCGTTGAGGCCCGGAAATTGTGGAAAACGGGCCGGATTGGGGTGGATGGATGATCATATCAAGTCAGGCCTCTTTCATGAGCGCTCGGGTCACAAGAAACAGAGCCTGCAAATGCGGTGGACGCATGTTTCTGAGCGCCGATTTTTTCAACGCTTCGTACAGCTTTGGGTACCCGGCCCGCTCGCAGATCTGTTCGACCATGTCGTCAAGCTCCATTGTGATCGTATCTACTTCGGAATGAATCTCTTGAGACATAGTATCGCCTTGCTCCGTTGTGTCCACTTCAGCCAAGAGTTTTGCAGCCCTTGATTTAAACAGGGCAGTTGCAGTTTTTTTCTGGTTATTTTTTGGTTTGAATTTTTTGCCGGACCCCGGCTTTTGCTCGGCAGTTATAATATTAATGCCACTGAGACAGCCGTGTCCCTTAGGCCGCCAGAACGGCCTGGCCTGATTATTCAGGCATATGTCCAGGTCTATTTTGTGCATCGGGCATACCTTGCTGCCTGCCCCGGGGCGCGCGCAGGTGTCACAGTCCCGTTTCATGTCTTTGGGTGCTGCTTCATAGGTCGCCATATCTTCAGCCATGATCATCCCCTTTCCTAAATCGTTATGCACATCCACCTTCACAGATGTATTCAGATTATTTTTCATAAAACATCACCTCAACTTCCGTTCTTGGATTGGCATTGTCTTTTTCCAGGCGGCTGCCGTCCCATGATTCGATCAGTTTATCATCGCCCCAAACCAGGCCCTCCAAACAATCCCCGACGCTTTCTAAACATCCGCTCAAGTCCGGCCGCTGACCCTTGTAAAAAATCCGGGCCGTTACCGCCACCCGATCAGTGATAGGTTCACCTGGATACTGAAACGCGGCATGTTGTCGGGCCACAGCTTCCCATTTTTTGTAAGCATTGCTCGGCAGGATCATGGCACGGCTGGGCTTGTTCACGCCGCCGATGATTGTGGCAATCTTGCTGTTTTTTTTGGATCTGATACTGCCTGGTAATGTAATTTTGATTTTTTCCAATTTCAGCCCCTTCCCTACATCTGCATTTTTTTTGACAAATTCTGCGCGATAGACAAAACATTGTCCGGCGCGTTCAGCAGTGGCAACTGCTTCTCATTCGATCCATACGCCTGATAAGCCTCAACAAATTCTTTCCGAAACCACACCAGGTCCTTTTCCATGACAGATGCGGCCCATGAGTGATAAGGCCACCGGACAGACATCAGCTGCCGGGTGATCCGGTCATCAAAATCAATCTCGCCGGTTCGGCCCTCAAATTTCAGCTTTTTCAAAACAACGTCAACCTGGACCTCGGCAGCGCTCTTGTAATCAATAGCGGCACCGTTGTTCTGGATCACACCAATGATCTCTTTTGTTGTCGGCACTGCCGGAAATGTTTTTTCCCGGTATTTCAACAACCAGGTGGCCGCCTGGGTTATCTGGTCGATGGTGTATTCTTCTAAGGCCATAAACCGGATCTTGAGGCCCTCGGACGTGATCTTGCCGCCAAAGTCTTCTGCCAAACCCCACATGACCGTGGCGAAACGCTCTTTTTCCTCTCTGGTGTTATTCATCGCTTCCCCCATAAATAAAATCATGGCAGGCCCGGGCGTTTTGTTCAGACCTGGCGCTGCCGTTTATTTTTTTCTTTTTGGATTTTTCAAAACTGTTGGCGATCTTTTGAAACTTGGTGAGGCCGTCTGTTTTACGCCGGAGCCCGGCCAGGGAAAGGATATTGTCTGACCAAAAATCATCATTGACCGCAAACCACAGGACGTGTTTGATGTAATCAAGGGCGAAGCCGTCCAGCCGAATCAGTTTATCAACCGTGTCGGCGCTTTTTTTGAAAAGATCGGCACCCGATGGTGCAAGGTTCGCTTTTGAGTTTTTGATATATTCAATGAATTTTTTACAGAAATCGGAGTTGTCAGGTGTGATATACGATAGTATATCACTGTCTTTTGTAATATTGTCTTTTGTGTTACGCGTTTTTGCCCCTACCTTTAGCACAAAATTGCCCCTATGGGGGGCTTTTTTGCCCCTACCTATCCAGGTCTCGAAATGCTTGTTGAACGTGTATCTTGTTGTCATTGTAGGGGCTTTTTTGCCCCTATGTTTTTTGATCCCTTGTCGTTTGATAATATTTTTGTCATCCAGCCCGGAAAGCGCCCTGGTCACGCTTTTACGGGCCATTCCGGTGGCATTTTCAAACTGTGTTAAGCTGATCTCATCAGACTTTTTGTTAAAGCCATAAGTTTTCCGCAAAATAAAGCACAGGCACTGCATTTGTTCACCAGGTAGACGATACGCAGCCAAAGCCTCCATGATTTCATTTGCAATGGCCGTGTATCCGTTTTCTTTTTGCGGCCCGCTCATACAACCCCACCATCCGCCTCGGCCACATAAACCGGGACCCCGGTCATGGCTTCTATTTCCGATTTAAACCGCTCCGGATCACCATTCCCCCTACTCACATGAATCAACCATATCCCCCTGGCCCTGCTCAGATCATTTGCCCGGAAAAACGCCTTGACGCGCTCAAGCTCAAAATGACTTCTTTTGATGCGTGATTCTATGGACGGCGAGACAAGACCTGCGGCGACATTTACAGCCAAAATATCTTTGCTGTAATTACACTCAATAAGAAAATAATTGACGTTAGCAAAACGATATTTGCAATAATATGAATCGGTGATAAACAGCAGCTTTTCACCGGATTTGGATTTTACTAAAAAGCCAAAAGGCTCCGCTGAATCATGCTCGGTAGGAAACGGCAAAACAGTAAAACCACCAACATCAAATTTAATCAACGGTTTTACTATTTTTGCCCTGTGCCTGGTTAGTGATAATTGATCGGCTGTCCCGGCTGACATATAGACCGGTACCCCGGCTTTCATTAGGTCTTTTGCTGATTTGGAGTGGTCCTGGTGGCAATGGGATAGCAGGCACCCATCCACCCCGGAAAGTTGAAATTTGAACGCCTGCCGGATCTCCCGGAAACGTAACCCGCATTCCAGCATCAGTATGGTGGTTCCGTCTGAAATGCGGTATAAATTTCCAGAAGATCCAGAGGCATGAACCTGGATGTCAATCATTAATCAAGCTCGTAATTAATCAGAACAGAGGCGTTTAGAGCTTCAAACACCATCTTTCTGTCTTTTGTGAAGCCTATGTATGAATTGTTCCAGCCGTCCGGAAATTCCTGGGAATAATTTTCAATACTGGCTATTTCAAGACCGGAACACACATCCCCGACACTGAAAACTTTTTCAGCAGGGTTTTTTATAATCGTAATGCTTTTTATTTTACTCATATCCACACCTCCACGGTCTTTCTGATTTCCCCGGTCCTGGGGTCACGATACCGCCTCATGCGCCGGAACCGACCTTTGCCAAACTGGATGTCATACTTGGCACGGGCGATCCGGCACCGCTCATGCAAGCGGTCATAAGAATTAATCACGCCGGCGTAATGCCAGAACGTATCGCGGCGTTCTATATTTGGCACATTTTCAGGCATCATACAGCCTCACTCTAACAACCTTCTTTCTCAAAGGCAGGTTGCGCCTAAACAACAGCTGCGTGTCAGACTTCGCTATGATTTCATCCACATTGAGCTTCACGGCCATATATCCATAATTCATCAGTGTTTTATATTCCGATTCCGTAAACCATCTTTGCAGCTGCTCAATAGTGGCACAACCACACCCAATATGTGGCCGTAGCAGTCCAAAAAAGATTGTTGAAAAGTCCTGATATGAGGGCAAAAGGTTTTTATGGTCATCCCGGCTTTCAACCCATTTATGGGAAAAGCCGGGTTTCCATGGCCACCTGCCGTGCTTATCCTGTATCCTGTAGACTACTGGCATCAATACGGAGCCTCAGCCGCCTCTTTCGCCTCATGCTCCAGAATCTCCGCCTTTTCCTCATCGGTCATTTCCCCGTCGTCGGGAACATGATCTGGCTCCTGTGTGTTGACTTTTTCCTGAACCGGTTCAATGTCGATATATTCCTGGTTGGCCTGCCGGTCGGCTTCATGCTCCGGTGACGGCCTGGTGTCTGAGTAATCGGCAGCCATGGCCTGGCTCATTTCGATTGTCATGGGCATGTAATTCTTGAGCTGCAGGATCATGGTCTTTTTGGCCATGGCGTCAAAGTCGGTTTTCCAGGGTGAGTTTTTGCCGCTGTAGGATTTTGAAAACTTCTCTGCATGCTTGACAACCATGTCAGCTGTCCAGGCAACTGCCTTTTCAAAGCCATTCACCAGCTGCATGTAGGCGAAGTATCCAACCACCTTATCACCGGTGCGCTCTCCAAAAATCTGGACTGTGCCTTTGATCCGGTCCTCAACCATCTCCTCGCCCTTGTAAACAACACCTGCATTCAGGTGCTTAAATTGACCGGTACGGATAGCCAGCTGGATAAAACCTTTGTACCCCATCTGAAAAGACGGCCGCATTTCCTTTATCCATTTATTGCCGTCCTTGCGGGATTCGTTGTACGGGATCACATAGGCAAATCCCAGGTTCTTATTGATGGGCAGATCCAGCGCAGCTGCCTTGAGGGCCTCCTTGACCACCAGAGCAGGATCACACTGCTGAAGGGCCGGTGTGTCGCCGATGACATCGAGCAAAGATGTGGTGAATGTTCCAGCCTTCTGGCCGATCCGCTGGCGGATGGTGGCCTGCATGTTTTCGCTGGTGAGGGTTTTTCTTATTGCGGGTAGGTTTGTCATGCTGCTATACCTCCTTGAATGATGCGTCGTTAAATTTTTTTCCAAGGAACATTACTTTTTTAGGCATGCTGTTCATCCTCATTTTCAATAAACAATCCATCGATTTTGTTAAAATCTTTGTCTCTCCGGTCAACCACCTTCATGCTGATAACCTGGGCATCGATCTCCGGCAGCCAGGTAACCGATTCTCTGTTGTCCAACCATACCGGTGCCACCAGGTCATAATGCCTTGACAGCGTATTAATGATATCCAGCCCGACTTGCACCCGGGCCCCGGTATTCAGGTCCGGATAGGGAACCCCGCGATATGTGGCAACACACGTTTCGCTAACCCCGCCGTTGATCTGATTATCAAACAGCTTCCATTTGACCAGGGAAAACAGCTCATTCGCCTTATCCTCGATCATCTCCGCCTGCCTGACAGTGAACCGCTCAGCCAGAAACAAATCAGCTTCCAGGGTCTCGTATGCAGCGGCCAGTTTCTTTTCCTGCGCTTCCAGCTCCTTCACGCGGTCACCGGATTTTTGGGCGGACCGGTAATCAGCATCGGCCTGGTTCCAATACTCAATCTCGATTTCCAGCTTTTCGATTTTAGCTTTGATGTCCCGCCCCTGGATGCCGGATCCGGATTTGATCGCCTCGATCTCAGCATCAACATTGACCAGCTCCTGATCCATCTCCCTGGTATCAACCGCCACCGGCTGCACGTCGGCATACTCCTGATCCAGCCGGTCAATCTCTTTTTTCAACCGGTCAGCAATCTTCTGTTGATCACCAATCTTAGCCTTTGCCGCATCAATGGCGTTCTGCCGGCCGGTTGTTCCGGCTGCAATCTCCCGGCCTTTTTCCTCGTTCTGTTTCAGGTCCCGGGCCTTGTCCTGGTTGAATTTGGCAACAGCATCGGCGATTTTTTCAGCAGGCAGATCCTGGCCGCAGGTGGGGCAGGATTCGCTGCCGTCATATTCCCGGGCCTTGATCTGCTGCCATTCGGTCCGCATGGTTTCCAGAGCTTCCCGGGAAAGACGGTTTCTGTTTTCATCGCGGGTGATTTCGTCCTGCAGGGACTGTATCCGGTTCTTGACATCCCGCAGCTGCTGGCCCTTCTTTTCGATCTGCTCTCTGATCGGTTTTCGCTGTTCTTCGATGCCGGGGCCTGCCGCTGATTGTTTTTCAAGGATGGCGGCATTGATTTCATTGCGGCGCACCTGGAGAGCGGAAAGGCGCTCGTTGTTTTCGATCTGCCGCAGCTTTTCCCTGGCCTCTTTTAAATTATAATCCAGGGATTTCTTTTTGGCCTGGTCGGGGGCCTTGGCAGATTGCAAGGTGTTTTGGTGCTCCTGGATGCGGACCGGGATCTCTTTGAGCTCATCGTTTATTTCTTTTTGCTGTGATTTCAGACGGGCTTTAAAATCATCCAGGCTGCTGCCATTCAGTTTGTCAAGGAAGGGCTTTAGATCTTTGTCACTGCCGGCCACATCGTCGGGCTGCACTGTGTCGCACATAGACAACAGGATCTCCCGGCGTTTGGTCCAGTGCAGGGCGTTGAAGGCGGCGGGGTTGGTGACCAGGTTGAATTGTTCCAGGGAAAAGAGGTCCGCCACCCTGGCATCATAGTCTTTCTTTTTCAGCGGCACGCCATCTATAAAATGGTCTGTGGTATGGCCTTGAAATTCTTTCTTTGCTGAACCTCGGGCTTTTGTGTACTTTTCCTCGAACCTTTTCCGCAGGGACATGTCCCTGCCGTCAATGGAAAGAATCGCTTCAACCACCGTTTCCAGGTTGTGGATATCCTGCCCGGCTTCATCCAGGGGCTTAATGCTGAACTGCGCCTGGCCGTTTGAATCCTTGCCGAACAGACACCAGGAAAAAGCATCTGCCACGGTAGTCTTTCCGCTGGCGTTCTGGCCGGTGATGCTTAGGTTTTCCCCGGCAGCCACAATGTTGAATTCCGGAATGCCTTTAAAGTTCTGGATATAAAGGTTTTGCAGTTTAATTTTCATGGGACAGCTCCTTTCGCACATACTTCCCCAGCTCCACAGCCAGATCAAAATTGGTGTCCTCCAGATCACCGATGACCTTGTTCATCTGCTGGCACCCCGGACAGGTAGCCAAAAACACCAAACCTCCGTCCTCGCTCACGTCCGGCTTGACGGCCATGTCCTGGCCGCATATGCCGCATTTGATGTTGAATGTTGCCATCAATACACCTCCTCCGGTTCTTCCGCAGGCGCAGTGATCGCATTATCGTCGAAAATTTCAATTTGAAGCTCGTTGGCTTTTATCGGCCTGCTGGCCACCAGCTCCCCGGTGTCCTCGCGGTAGGTCCGGACCTGTTTTTCTGTAAAATCATATTCAACGTCACAGGGACAGTTCCGGTATGTGTGACCGGCACTGTAATGGCGGGACAGTGTATTGATTCGCGTCTGACATGCTTCGATTTCGGCTTTGATGCCCTTCTGGACTTCTTTGAGCTTCTGTTCTGCAGATTCTTTTTCGTTGATTGCCTGGGCCATTTCACCGGCCATTTCGGTCTTTTCTTCATCTGAAAAGACGTATTTGATGTATTCGGTTCTTTTTACAGTCTTTATTTCTGACATTGCTACCTCCTGTTGATTGTTTCGTTGATTTCCCACCCGGGCTGGCGGCGATTCACCAGCCAGATCACCAGCCCACCGATCACAGTCAAAACCAGCCCGGACAAATTGACAACCAACTGGTTGACGTCTGCTTCGGCCCCGGCCATGTTTAGACCGATGATTGCGATGAATGCTGAAATTGCTGTGATTGCCTGTTTCATTGAACTCCTTTCGGTCCGGGTGCTGTCATCACACAGCGCCCCCGGACCATCCTATTATTGGTTGTTATTTTCCTGGTACAGAACCAGGTCTTCTTTGATGTCTTTTATGGCTTTACGCGCCAGGTCATTGACCACCTGGATCGGCTCCTTGTTCAGCATCGCCCGGTGAAGGACGGCCAGGGCCGGCAGGTCATCCAGGCACTCGGCTTCAAGCGTCTCCTTGTCCGGCACAACATCGCCCTCGCATTGCAGCGAACAACCGACAATGGCTGCCTGGCGGTCCACCGTTGCCCGGGCTACATCGACAGCGCCCAGCTCCATCAGCTTTTTCAGCAAGGTTTCATACCGGTCCATGGGGTTTCTTTGAGACGATTCGGCAAAATCGGGGTCACAGGCCCACCGGTCGATCTGGCGGGGTGAGACCTTGAACAGCTTCTGGATGGTAGCAACGCCCAGGTGGTGTTTGCAGGCGTGATAGAATTGCCAGGTTTTAATGGGGAGTGTGGTCTGTTTTGCCATTGTTTTGACCTCGCATTGCTTGTTGGGTTCGGTTAATGTGACAATAAGGAGAACCAGATTATGAAAACCGATATGCTTTTTTTAGCTGATAAAAAAGACATGGACTGGTCCTTGGCCCTAAGCCCCTATTGCTTGTCTGTAATGGTGGTTGATTTGACTGGCAGGTATGTATGTTTTGCCGTGAATGTCGGCCAGGGTTTCGATTCTGTGTTTGGCCAGCTTGTAGATGTCTTTGTAAAAAAGGCCGTCTGTCATTCCATCCTGGAGAGCCTTTTTCACAATGCTGTCGGCGGTTCTGACAAGCCCAAGCTGATTCAGGTCCAATATTTCCAGCAAATTTTGAAATCTCTGCTCCAGGAGGAAAAGGGCCTGGTTTTCCATTTTGGTTATGTTGCAGTAATAGCGGTTGGCCTGGGTGCTGCCCTGGCCGGTTGCATACTCAACAAATTTTTGAATGGTGTCCGTCTGTTCGCGCCTGATCAGCTTTCCGGCTTGTCTTTGGGCGACCCAAGAATCAGACTGTTTCTGAACAGACATCTGGACAAGGGCCTTTTCCATCGCCTCGAAGGCATCGTAAAAACGGTTTTTCCACCTCAATGCTTTTTTGCCGGTGAAGCTCATGCAGAGAATTGAAAAAGAGCGGCGGTCCATGATGTATTTTTTCTGCTCTCGACCGTATGAATCTGGGTATGACATCTCCGCAAAATTGAGGCGATCTTCTTCGTCATCCAACATGATGTTTTTGATTTTTTTTAAAACATCGTCGTGCCGTTTCCCGAAGTTCTCAGCCACAGTCAAAGAGTCTGTGACCACGGCCTTGCCTTTAATCTCTACCAATTCTTTTGACATTTATGCCTCCTCATGTTGGGCAAACGCCCGCTTTAAATCTTCTGGGGTTGCCTCTTTCCACTGGACGACTGTTTTCCCCGGAAAGTCTTCTGCCAGCTTTATTGCCCATGGCCACGACACTGCTCGCTTGCCTGAAAGCGTCAGGGAGACTATGGCAGGGCTTAGCCCGTATCTTTTGCAAATATGTTTTTGTTTGATTTTCATGGCGTTAATTTACGGGAATTATTTTCATCTGTCAACACTTTTTTTCAAAATGAAAATAATTATACAAGCGTCTGAAAATACTTAACATAGATTGCCTTTGACCTTTAAATAGGGGTGCAGTATGTTAAAAATTATGAAAAATGATGAAGAAATTTTCCGCGCCTGGTTGAGAAAGTACCTGGCTGATAACCGGGGGATGAACAGAAAACAGCTTGCCAAAAAGCTGAACATGTCGGCATCTAAGTTGAGCTATATTTTAACCGGGCGGACAAAAGAAAGCGGTGAAAGGTATTTTCAAAAATTCCCTTTTGAGCTTAGACAAGAAGCATTAGCGGCCACGGGGGTGTCCTATGCAGAGGCGATCCGCATTGGACAGGATGAGCTCAATCCGATTAAAAACGATATGCGGAATCAAATAGGGGAGATTGTCAGAAATGAAATGAAAGCGTCTCTCGCCGCCTTGAGATCACCGCCTGAAAATGAAAATGTCATTGACCTGGACCATCTCCATTGGAAAGTGGTTGAGAAATTCCAGCAGAAAGACAAGGCACTCCAGATCAACCAGGAGCTGGTGGAACTCGAAGCGATGGACCCATTAGAGCTTAATGGTATCCTTCAATACATTGAGACCAGAAAGGAGATCGTGGCCAAAAAACAGGAGGCCGAACGCAAAAAAAGAGATGGCGGCAGCGACCAAGGGCAATAGTCGGATCATACCCTTTATCAGAAAAGTTAACAGTGTTTCAATTGGGGAAAACCCTTAGGCGCATATAGGTAGTTTCCCCTATCAAAAACAAAGGAGGCACATTATTGAACCTGGTTAAAGAACTGCAAAATTTAATAAACGAACATGGCAGCGCTTCAATTCTTCGAGAGCGGCTGGCGCTCTTTAAAGACAAAGTGAGCGAACTGGAGGAAAAATGTCGATATCTGCAAAAAACCCTTGCCGATAGCCAGGTTGAGATTGCAGGCCTTCGCAAACAGGTGAAAGAAAAATCTGTTGTTGAAGAATTTACGGAACACATGGGGGCACTTTTCAAAAGAAAAACGCCTGGTGGAGATTATCATCCGACCGTGTATTGCCCGGGATGCAGAATGCCTCTTGGCTCTATGGAAAAATTTTTCCCATACGCTTGCGACCGTTGCAAAGTTGAGCTTGACTTTAATGGACATGATTTGCCTCGCATTTTAAAAGAATTGAATAAATCGTAATCAAAAAATTTTTGTCAAAAGATCGAATGCCTATGCCGTGAGTTCTCCTTCACGATCAGCGGCAACGACCTCCGGTCTGTTCAAAACAGTCTGGACAAGCTGAAACGGACTTTGGGTAAGCGCTGATTCAAGGTCCTAGATGGAGGCATCAACAGACTGTTTCGCCTGGTGGTAATCCTCAAGGCTGCGGGTGAGCGCGTCGATCTTTTCCATTGTTCCCGGTTTGATGCGAATGTCGATAATGACGGATTCTTTTTTGGCCATGGTGGATTCCTTTCCATTAAATGGTTGTCGCCTGTTGCAGATATAAACGACAATTATTTTATCAGACGCAACCCTGGTTGTCTATACTTTTATATACATGTATAGACAACAACCAAATAGTCAAAAGGATTGTATGGACAGGTGGTTGTTTTCATAGATCAATCCTGCACCTGCGCCACCGACACGCCCAGGGCCATGGCCAGCTTTTCCAGGGTGGCGGTCCGGTTAGTGTTTTCCGCCCGTTCCATCTGAGACAGGGCCGCCTGGGTGATGCCGGCTTTTTTTGCCACCGCTTTCTGTGTCATGCCCAGGTAAAGGCGCCAGGCTTTGATCAGCGGCATATCTTCCAGGATGGCTTTTTCCGCCACTTCCCGGGGAACGGAATCCGGTTCAATGCTTTCCGGCAGCATCACGCCACTTCCAACTTGCACCCCAGGGCCTTTATCACTTTTTTCACAGTGATAAAGTGCGGGTTCCCGGCGCCTGAGAGCGATTTATAAAGGCTTTCCCGGTTCAAACCGGTTCTTCTGGCCACCTCCTGCATACCCTGCTTTCTGGCCAGGTGCCCCAGGGCGACCAGAAACACCTGGGGGTCATCGTCCACGAACGCATCGTTCAAATATTCGTTGATTTCCTCTTCCGTTTCCAGATAGTCAAACGGATTGTATGGACTGGTGGTTGTTTTCATAGGCCCTCCTATATTGTTTTGGCCATGGTTTTGGCCCGGGTGATGTCTTTTTTCTGGGTGGATTTGTCCCCGCCGCACAGCAAAAAGACCATGCGGTTGTCGCGGATCACATAATACAGCCGATATCCCTTGCCGACAAAAATGCGCATCTCGCTGATGCCGTCCCCCACCGGGGCCACGTCCCCGAAGTTGCCGAGAATGACCCGGTCCAGCCGTTTTGCAATAGCCATGACCGCCTGTCTGTCCCTAAGTTTCTTGAGCCATTTGTCAAACACGTCGGTTTTTTCGATTTCATATTGCATGGTTTCAATGTAGTCCATGGACTACAAATAATCAAGAAAAAAATACGCATGAAAAAAAAATTCTTGACACCCGCTGCAATCATCCTGTAACGTAATCGATACATCACACAGCGCCCCCGGACCTCTGCAAGGAGGTCACGATGGCAAGACAATTTGAAAAACCCGGACAGGCCCGAAACCCTGCTTCGGGTTTTTTGCGTTCAAACCTGCCGATAAATCTCAAGCCCGGGCAGATCCGGCGCGGTGACTACTGCCACCGGTATTTTGTCTGCGCCAATCAAAACAAAATCGATAAAGACCAAAACGTCTGCTTGATCTGTGAACGCTTCATCCCGCTGTTCCCCGGCGTTGACCCGCTGGCCCAGGCCATCACAATGGGATACAGGGTTGGATTCAAAACCATTAAGGCGGCCCTGGCGTTTGAAGCCAATGCGGGCATTGCTTCAAAAACAGAAGCCTACAGAAAAAAACTGTCCGACCATACCAAAAAATCCGGTATAGAAAAGAAACCTGCCCCGCCACCTAATCCAGATCCCGCGCCCATGACAAAAAAATGTGGCAACCCCAGATGCAAAGATCCGGTGTTGCCTGCCACGCCCAAGTATTTTTATCGGAATCGGACCAATGTGGACGGTCTGAGTTGTTATTGCAAAGTCTGCCAGAACGCCACACAAAAAAAATCACTGATAAAAAAACAGGAAAAGGACCGGCGGAACGCAGTGGCTGGTTTCCTGAAAAACACTGGATGGGTGAAGGCAGGCCCGCCGATCGGCAGGGAGGTGACAGCATGAAGAACAAGCTCATCGATCTCAACAACCACCTGTTCGCCCAGCTGGAAAAGCTGTCGGATGACGACCTCAAGGCAGACCAGCTCCAGGAAGAACTGCAACGATCCAAAGCCATCACCGGCATCGCATCCCAGATCATCAACAACGCAAAGCTGGCACTGGATGCGCACAAATCAATCAATGACGGGCTGATTAAGTCAGCGCCGGAGATGATCGGCATGAGGGCATCCGATGAAAAAGAAATATAACAAGCGCCACCTGGTGTTTCTGGCAAACGCTTATTCTACAATGAAGGCGGAAGATGTCACAGCATCGTTCAACAAAAAATTCGGCATGGACTGTACCGTGAATGCCATCCGGACCGTCCTGGCAAAAAATAAAATCAAGTGCGGCCGGCCACATAGCAAACGCCTGATAAATCGGGAGCGGCTTTTTACCTGTGCCCAGGTGGCCTATGTCAGAAAAATCGCGCGGGGCCGATGGAAACCGGAGATCACCCGGATGGTCAACGAGAAGTTCGGCACCGACTTCACCCTGCAACAGATCCGGGCCCTGATGGCAAATCGCCGGATCATTTCCGGGCTCAAGGGTCAATTTCAAAAAGGCGGAAAGCCGTGGAATGCCGGCACCAAGGGCCAGGGACTGACCGGCCGGAACAAACGCAGTTTCAAGCCCGGCAGCATCCCGCCGAATCGGAACCCCATGTGGCATGAACGCATCGGCAAAGACGGCATCATAGAAATGAAGGTGCCGGAGCGCAACCCCTATACCGGATTCCCAACCCGGTACAGGCAGCGCGATGGCTATAGCTTCGTTCATTTCAGGGTGATGTGCGTGGGGGTTGGTTTTAAGTGGGAGGTGACGGCATGAGTGAACCAGAAATCAGAGAGACCCAAAAACAGATTATTGAAATGGAAGGGCTTTGTTACCACCTGGTCGATTTGTCAAAATCTGGTCTAACCAGGAAACAACATGAGTCTTGGTGTGTTCATTGCGACGGAAATGCTTCAGCCAGCATGGAAGATCCGGACAGGATCCGTGTTTTTGACCACTACTGCTATGGATGCAGACCCCCGCTTCTTTGCAAGCCAGAAAGAGGCCTGGTTTATAAAAAGGTGTCGGTATGAAAACCATCCTTGCAGCAGACCTCTTCTGCGGTGCCGGCGGCACCAGCACCGGGCTGTTCCAGGCGGCTGAATCCATCGGGGTTAGGGTGGACCTGACCGCCATCAACCACTGGGATATCGCCGTTGCAACCCACTCGGCAAACTACCCGGGGGCCAGACATCTGTGTGAAACCCTGGATGCTGTCAACCCCCGGACCTTGTATCCGTCCGGCAGGATCAACCTGCTTGTGGCATCACCCGAATGCACCCACCACAGCATTGCCAGGGGCGGTGTTCCCCGGTGTGATCAGTCCAGGTCGTCGGCCTGGCATATCGTCCGGTGGGCGGAGGCCCTGTATATTGACAACATCCTGATTGAAAATGTGCCCGAGTTCCAGACCTGGGGTCCGCTGGGTGTGAATGGATTGCCCTTGAAATCGAAACGTGGTGCAACTTTTCAGGCGTTCTGCACAGCTTTGACGTCCCTGGGATACCGGGTGGATTACCGGGTGCTGAATGCGGCTGACTACGGTGACCCGACCACCCGGAAGCGGTTTTTCCTGATCGCCCGGCGGGGGAACAAAAAAATCCAGTGGCCGGAACCGACTCACACCCAGCAGGGTGGCCGGGACTTGTTCGGCAAAACCATGCCATGGGTCCCGGCCCGGGAAATTATAGACTGGTCTTTGTCCGGGGAAAGCATATTCAACCGCCGCCGGCCGCTGGCTGAAAAGACCCTGGCCAGGATTGAATATGGGTTGAATAAGTTTGGCGGAAGGGAATTTCTGGTGAAGTTTTTTGGCACCAGCCGCGTGGCCGATGTGGATCGCCCGGCTCCGGCCGTCACTGCGGGCGGTTTGCACCTGGGTGTGTGTCAGCCGTTTTTGGCCAGATTCCACGGCGGGGCAGGAGGTGAAAAGCGGGTACACGGGACAGACAAGCCCTTGCCCGTGGTTGACACAAGCAACCGATATGGATTGATAGAACCGTTTTTGCTGCCACAGCAACAAGGTGCCCCGGGACAGATGAGGGTAAGGTCCATTGACATGCCTGTGCCGACATTGACAACCACCGGGGCTGAACAGCTGGTTCAACCGTTCCTGATTAAATATTTCGGCACAGGCAAAGCCCAAAGCATTGACCGACCGCTGGGCACCGTGACCACCCGGGACCGATTCGGCCTGATCGAAGTGTTTGAAAAACATCCAGCCTTGGATATCCGTATGCGGATGTTGCAGCCCCATGAGCTGGCAGCGGCCCAGGGGTTTCCTGTCGGATATAAATTTGCCGGCAATAAGGGCCAGGTAGTGAAACAGATTGGAAACGCGGTGCCACGGCGGACCGCCCGGGCGCTGTGCAGGGAGTTAATAAGGTGATTAAGGGAGATAAAATAATGGGAACTTTAGCAGAAAAACTACCTGAAGAAATGGCAAGAGTAAGGAAAGTGTTAGGTTATTACAAAGAAATCGGTCCTGCTGGAATGTTCGGCGCTGCAATGATTGAACAAAGCCTGAGAAAAGCAGACAAGGCTGTTATGTCTGGTGATTTGGTTGCGATGATCGCCGCTTATCAGGATTTGCAGGAAATTAAAAATTAAATATGCCTGACCAGGTCACCATACACAACATCCGGCCAATGGAGTGAAACGAGATGAGAATAAAAAATCCATACCCCCCGGCAGGTGCAGTGAAGCCACCACCTCCACCTGCTCCACCACGGAATAAAAACAGCATGAGAGACGATTCTTTGAAGATGGTCCGGCCTTTTTTTGGGCTTCCTCCAATTCTGGACGCATGTTGTGGTAGCCGCATGATGTGGTTTGATCGTGAAAATTCAGACGTTTTATATGTCGATCACCGGCGCGAAACATTAAAGGTATCTGATCGGTCTCACGGAAAAACTGATGGCACCCGCACAGTAAATATAGACCCGGATGAGTTGGTTGATTTTCGAGATATGCCATACCCTGATTGTTCATTTCGGCTTGTCGTATTTGACCCGCCTCATCTTGTCAGAGCCGGACCAAGAAGTTGGATGACAGCTAAGTATGGAAAGTTGGGACCGGAGTGGAAAAATGATCTGCGGCGAGGATTCGATGAATGTTTCCGTGTGCTGAAGCCGGAAGGTGTATTGGTCTTCAAATGGAATGAGACGCAAGTACCAGCCGCAGATGTTTTATCTGTGGCCACATTCCAGCCGCTCTTCGGCCACAGAAGCGGCCGCAAGGCAATGACACACTGGTATGTATTTATGAAGCCCGGGATATGACCCGGAAAAAATATGGAGTGGAAAAATGATGATAATCAATTATGTCTTATTTGTTGTTTTTTTATTGTGCACCGCATTAGTCGGATATTTTGCCGGAGCAGTGGTATTCATCTGATATGACCGGCCCGGAACTGGACATACTCGCCGCAAAGATTGCTGAACGCATCGCCTCCCCCAGGTGGATGAAGCTGACGGCAGCGGTGAAGTATTCCAGTTACAGCCGGGCAAAGCTGATCGAGCTGGCAGAGCGCCGGGACATTGTCGGGTATCCGGATCCGGACTCCAACCGCGGGGACTGGATCTTTGACAAAGAATCAATCGACGAATACCGGCTCAGCCATTTTTACGGGACCCGGGAAAAAGCCTTGTCAATTTTGCGGAGTCTGTAATATGATACCGGGCATCATGAGGCTGTACCAGCACAGACAGACGTGGTATGTGGCATTCCCGGGCGGCAAGCGCCGAAGCCTGAAGACCCGGGACGCCAGGATTGCCAAAGGGCTATTTGCGGAGATCAAAAAGGAAGTGCTCCGGGGCAACATCTTGCAGCTGGAGAAAGACAACAGCCCGCTGCTGTCACAATACACGCAATGGTACACTGAACACCCGGACAGGGCGGACCTGTCTCCGGATACGCTTCGGGCCGATGCCCTGGGACTGAAAAAGCTGATTGACGCGGCCGGGGATGTACCGATCAACCGGGTCACGGACAAGGACATCCAGAAAATCAAGTCCCTGTGCCGGACGGCTGATCTACGACCGGCTTCCATCAACACCTATCTGCGGCACATCAAAGGGGCACTGAGGTTTGCCAAAGACGCCGGGCTCATCGATGCCGTGCCCAGGATCAGGATGGTCAAGACCGGACAGGCGTTGCCCCGGGTGATGACCGATTCAGAAATCAAAGCGATCCAGTCTCAGGCGGACACATACAAACCGGAGATGGTCCGGATCATCCGGTTTGCATTGTTCACCGGCACCCGGCGCAGTGAAATTATCCGCGCCAGATATGAGCATGTCCAGGCCGGAAGCATCACCATATATGGCAAGGGCGGAAAAGAGCGGACCATCCCGCTGGTGGGCGGTGCCGCCGACGTGGTGAAGACCCAGGACATCGGGAAAATATTTTCATACAAGCACACATCCACCGTTTCCAACTATTACCGGGAGATTACCCGGGCCGCCGGCGTGAAATCCAGGTTCCATGATCTGCGGCACACGGCCGCCACCCAGATGCTCACCGCCGGGATCCCCCTGGAGGTGGTGCAAAAGATCCTGGGGCACACGGAGCTGAGAACCACCCAGATATATGCCAAAGTGGTCCAGGATCGGTTGAAAACTGAAATGGAAAAGCTGAAATATTAAAAAACAAAATCAAAGAAATTCGCTCCGTTTGCGCTCCCCATGGCCCTAACTACCTGATTTTATTAATATGGAAAGCTGATTCGTAATCAGCAAGTCAGCAGTTCGAGTCTGCTCGCCGGCTCCAGTAAAATCAAGCACTTATAAGAAACAGGCAAAACCAATATTTTCAAGAGATGGCCAAAAGAACCGCCGTGTCGGTA